ATTGCCAGAAGTAAAAGTTATACTTCCTCCTGAAGCATCACCAGCTCCGCTAACAGTATAATGAGTCGTTAAAGTTTTGGTTGTTTCTGTTCCTGTAGAATTGTTACGAATTATTACAACTAAGTCTGAATCCTGTAATATTTTAAAAGCATAGGCAAAAGTTGTGGTTGAGCCATTACCATTGTGTGATGATTTAATTATTGTTGTAGAAACTGTCATACTTAGAATCCTTTAAACTTGAATGAGGGTTTTGTAAATAAAAAATCTTGACCATAATCCTTTTCCATTCTTCTCTCTACTCTTCTTAAAACACCCGGAGATAGAGTTTCCATTATTTGATAACCTATTAAATAGTCATAAGCACTCTTTATATAAAATAAATTCAAAAATGGTATATTTTTCTGCACAGCATTATATGTTGATCTTGCAGCACTTCCACCTTTACCAGTTATACCAAAATATATGGCTTGTATCAAGTCTCCTGCTGTTATTGCTGTTGGTCCAAGTAAAGAACCAAGCCTTTCCGCAGCAGTTCTTGCCTCTTGAAATATAACATCTCCATATATACCCAATCCTCCGCCTTGCAAAAAAGATGCAATAATTGTTTTTCCTTTAGTTGGATCTCTTGGTGTTCTACCTTTTAATAAATCTTTAATTGTCATGGCTAAATATCCAAAAAAAGCAGATGTGACTATAACTGCTGTAAGTCCTAATGCTCCTCTTGCTACATTACCAGAACCTCCCTTTTTTATAAAAGAAAATTCTCTGCCTAATGTTTTTTGTAATATGGCAAAAGGAAATGCTTTAAATTGAGTTAAAAATCTCATTACTTCACCGGGAGGAGTTCCAGCCATTGCACCACCTGTTAATCTTGCTCTTCCTCTAGCATCTGGTTCTATAACTGCATAGATTGATCTATCTAAAAGCATACCAGAAACTGATGCTTTAAATTTATCTTTTTCAATAGATATTTGTCTTTTAGTTAAATTTTTTATACCTGTAATATCTCTTACTTCTTGATCAGTTAAATTATCTAAATCTTTTATATTTAAAAATTCTTTTCCATCATCTGCTTTTATCATTGCTTTTTTTCTTATAATATTCCATTTTGTTGAGTCTATATTATATTGTTTAAATAATGTTTTTAATGCTGGTTTTAAATTATCAAATTCAATATTCTTTTGTTTTGCATAAAAATTAGCCATGCCTAACATAGCTCCTTCTTTTAAAGTGTTTGTCCACCAAGAGAGAAGATTTAATTTAAAAAATGTTCTTTGAAGTCTTGTCCAACCTTTGCTCATAGGGTCGCCAACTTGATACCTTCCAGAAATATCATAAACTGTATTATCTGCAACAAATCCTAACATTTCAGCAATGTCTTTTTTATCTTTTGAATTTTTTATTTTTCTAATATTATTCATGGCTTCAAACATGCCACCTAAAAATGATCTTCCTTGATACCTTAACTCTGAAGCATATAAACCTATATCAGCAGCAGCAGATAATGTTGCACCTCCAAGTTTTGCCATAGTTGCTATTGCTCTTAATATTGCTGAATATTTTGCTGTAGCAAAATCATCTATGGTATAAATTGAACCATCAACAGCTTTTAAAAATTTTTCAAATCTTTTAGGAGATTTTGTCTTTTCGCTACTTCTTTTATCATCAACTAATCTTTGATGAACAGCAGCTCTTATTTTTTCAAAATTATCTGCTGGTTTTGTGCCTAAAGTATCCATCATACCAATATTTCTTCCTGCTGTTTGCATACCAGAAAAAAATGCTTCCTTTAAATTACCAGCACCAAAAATATCATTATAAGCAAACCAATCATCTGCTGTTTTAAAATGTAAAACTCTTCTGTAAACTGAACTTTTAGCGACATCTCTTGATCCATAGAGAGAACTAGCACCATCAGCCATTTGATATTTATTTCCAACTAGAGTGTTGTAAACATTTGTTAAAAAATTATCTATATCATCAACATCAGCAAATGTTCTTTCTTGATCTAATTTATTCATTATAAAATTTTTCCAAGCTGTAAAATTTTTATTATAATTTCTATCTTTTTTACTTTTTAAGTTTGGATCAGGTTCTATATCTTTTACTTTTAAAACATTTGCAGCATCTCTAACTCTATAAGGATCGTGAGATTGTCTAACTATATAACCCCATAGATTCGATATGTTTGCTCCTCTATCATTTAATTTTTGTCTTATCATTTCAGAATAATCTTCCATAATTTCTGCTAATTTTACAATTTGTGGATTTTTTTCTGTAACTGGTGGTTTTATATCTAAATTTTCTTCAACAGCAGTTTTTCTTTGATTTAGTTCAAACATTGTTCTGGCAATTCTTAATTGAGTGTCTTTGTCTGCACGATCAAAAAGTTCAACTAAATTATTTTCTTTAAGTCTAGCATTAAAACCTGCTATTAGTTGATTAACACTTGATACTTGTTGAACTGACACAGAAGCTCTTGAACCTAATTTTTGATCATTTGAACCAACTAATATTGCAATCAAACCCTCTTCAGGATTTTCTGAAAATTCTGTTAAAACATATTCTGTAAGTTTTCTTACTTTAATTTCATTCTCTATTGCGTTTCTTTTATTTATTTTTTTTTGAGCTTTTATTTGTTCAGTTACTTCTTTTGCAATTTTATCAACATTTATTTCATCTATAGTAGATAATTTTTTTTCAGCTTGTGCAGTTTTTATTGCACTAATTATTTCATCTTTTTTAGCAGCTTTTATACTTGATCTTTTTAGTAATTCTTCAACTCTTAACAAACATTTATTTGACATATTTATCTACCATTTACACAATTAATTGCATCTTTAACTATTTCATCTAAATCATTTGATCTTGTATTAAGTTCATCTAATTCATCTGTTGTTGATTTTAATTCAGTATCATCTTTAAATTTAATTTTACTATCTTGTTGTCTTGTTTTCAAAGCATCCAACTGAGATTGTAAATCATCTATTTCTGAATCTCTTGTTTCATTCTTAACATTTTTTTGATTTCTTTTTGTTGTATTTAATTCTGTACTTTCAAGATTAGATTCTTTTGGCTTTACATTAACTTCAGCATCTGGTGAGTTTTCTACTACATTTTTTAATGCTGCATCTTTTTGTGCAATAGGGGTAACATCAAAAGGTTTTTCACCCACAACATCACCAATAGATTTTGCAAGAATTAACCTTCTTGTTTCAGGATCACTTTTTTCTAATTGCATCATTATTTTAGAATTTTCAGGATAATATTCTTTATATAAATTTAATTCTGGGTCTGGCTCATCTGTTTTAATATCAAGCATTTCTCTACCCTTTTTAATTTTTTCTTGTCTTATTCTAAATTTTCTAGCTGTGTTCATGTCTCTTAATTTACCAGCTCCAACATGAAGTCCTCCACCAATAAGAGTTCCAAATGTAACATTTAAAAAACTATCAACTATATCATAATCAGCTTGAACAGATTGAGCTACACCATAAACAATAGGCTCAACAAGGGTAGCACCAAACGCACCTTCGGCTGCACCTCTTAATGCTCTAGCTTTTGTAAATCCCTGTCTTACAGCTAAACCTGCAAATCTTGCTTGTCCAAAAACAGGTATAAAAGAAACTCCTATGTTTATAGGATCAAGAATACTAACGCCAAGACCAGTTAAAAATTTAGCAGCAAAAGGTAAGGCTCCTTTTGAACCTCTATCAATAATACTATTTCTTCTTAGTTCATCTTTTTTTTCTTGAACTATTATATCAACAACAGATTGAGGTTCATCTTGTTCAAAAAATAAACCTAAATTTTTGTATTTTGTATTAAGTTCTTGTCTGTCAATAAATACATCATCTTGTTTGATCGCATTTCTTCTCTCTTGTAAAATATCTTGATACAATAAAATTGAAGATATAGGATTAAAATTCCAGTTATCAGCAGCAACAGCTTTTAATGTACTTCCTAAACCTTGTGAAAATTGATCAAAACCAGATTCTTGTGCTGTTTCATTTATATTTAATCCAAAACCTAGTTGAGCCATTTATTAATCTTCCTTATAATCTGTAATACTATCTTCTTTACCACCAATTTGTATTTTTATATCAGTACCCGGTAAAAGATAACTGTCGTCATCAAAATTTAATTCTAAAGTTTCTCCTTCTTTATTAAATACAGGTGCAAACGATCCATCACCAAATGTGATTCCAAATATTAAACCTGTGCCATCAGAGTTATTAACCCATCTTCCATTTTTTAAAATTTGTTCTTTCATTTCTTTATCTAAAAGTTCAACATCTATGTTTTCATCAAAAGATTTAAAAGAAACAGCTCCCCATAAATCAATATATTCTTCTTGTATTGCTTTTGATTTTTCTTTTATAAAGTCAACCTGTCCATTAGGAAGAGTTACTCCATCATAAATTCTTGGTATAAAATATGTATCTTCTATTTCAAAACTTTGATTTATTAAGTTAGATGCGTTTTTAATGGCTTTTGATGGTTTTACACCTGCTCTTATTTCATTAGCAGCATAGTAACCTAAAACATCAACTATTCTGTCTAGTTTATCTGCTGCAAAAGAAGTATCAAATTTATTAGCAAACATGACAGCACTAGAAAAATCTTCTAAATCATTTAATATATCTCTTTTTATTTCTTTCATTGGAAAATCTTTCAATGACACAAATTCTTCTAATTGTTTTTTTTCTTCATCAGAATCAAAACTTAAAAACTTTTTTGTAAGTTGTGGATTTCCAAAAAAAGAAGATAACTCTGCTGTTTCAGGTAAACCAGCTTCTGTAAATTCAAGCATGGCTTTTGAAAAATAATCTCCAAATTGATCTTCAGCATTTTGTAACATAGCTAATCTTGTACCTGCATCAGATCGTAAATATTCTTCTACAAATTGGTTTGCTTCATCTGTTGATGTAACTTTTATTAAGTAATTTGGATTACCCATTTTTACTTGTTCTTCATATATATAATTAACAAATGCTTTTTTATTTTCTGCTTTTAATGTTGGATTTTCTTCTGTGATAAACTCATCAAGCAATCTTTTAGCTTCATCATTTGTATCAATAATAAATTTTACAGGGTTTGTTTTCATAGCTTCTAATCTTGTTGAAACTATAGTCTTTAAATAATTTTCTATATTTTGTGCATCTATAAAATCCATAGAATCATATTTATTTTTAATCATAGTTTTTAATGTTTCATCTATGTCTTTTAAAGGTATTCGATTTAAAGTTCTGGTATCTTCAAGAGCATTTGTAACCATCAAGAATTGATCTTGCATACTAATTATTTCTTTTGGATCTAAAACTTCTTCTGCAAATTTCATATCAAAAGGTATAGTTTTACCTACTTTTGCAGCAGCTATAAAATTTTTATAATCTAATCTTAGCTCTGGTCTTAAAATCAATCTTGCTTCATTTAAAAGTTCCATTCTTTCTTTCAAAGGCATATTTTGAAATTGTTTATCATCTTTTAATTTTAAAAATGTTTCTCTTGTATTTTCTGTAAGACCTTGCGTTGCCTCAAATATTTCTATTCTACCCGGTATTCCATTAATTAGTTTTGTAAGATCAGCATTTGATATTTGACCAGTATAATGATCTTTGTATAATTTTTCTAAATCTGTTTGTAAAACTGCATAATCAAAATCACCTGTTGCTAAAAATGCTGTAGTCAACAATCTATTTTCTTTTTGTGAAACTGCATTGTTTAAAGAATTTATTATATTTTTAGATATTTGTGTATCTACTCTAAACAATCCTTTTTGAACTTCACCAAGAGCTGAATTTGTAAATAATGTTTTAACATTTTGATTACTAGCTTTTTCACCATAAGAAGAAATAAGTGCATTTGATTTTTCTTTATATATTGCATTTGCTTGTTCTTTATTTTCTAAAACATTTACTTCATCATTTACTTTCTGCATGTCTGTTATAAAGTCATTTTCCAACTTTAATGCTTCTGTTCTATTTTCAAAATTTTTTTCTTGTATTTGTTTTTTTACAACAAAATCAGTAACTGGTTTTAGTGCTGTACCTAAAGTTTGTGTTAAAGGAATTTGAACATTAGTTGTTGTTCCTGTTTGTTGACTTATAGTTCCTTCAGCTTCAAATGTTGGTATTTTTGGCATTATGTATATTTAACTCCTGATCCTTTATTCATTTGTAACAGACTTGTTCCTGTTGATGCAATAGTTCCTATCTGTGCAAGTGTTGCTTGATTTCTTGCTATCTGTCCTTTTATTGTAGCAAAAATAGCTTCTTCTCTTTTGTTATCAGAGGCAACTTTTGCATTATATCTAATTAATTGTTTTTGCAATTCAGCTTCATAGGCATTTGATAAAGCTATATTGTATGCACTACCACTACCTATTTCTGCTCCAGCTTTTGCTAAAGCAACTCTAGTTTTACCTTCTAATTTTTTAAAAGTTTTGTTAAACTGTGCTACATCAAACTCTGCTTTTTGTTCTATTTGTTTTGCTTGGTTTTCAAGAACAATAGCATTTCTGTTTGCAACATTTTGATTAAATTTTCCAATTTTACCTTGTGCATTGTATTGTATAGCACCCATTCCAATTGTAAA